CTAGGACTGCGTGCGATTTGTTCGGATGGTTTGGTGTGCGCTTCGGTTTGTTGTAACCCTCGAAGCGTTCGCCACGGTATTCAATCGCCATCGTCATCATCCTCCGTGCAGGTAATAACCTCAATGCCTTCTGCCAGTCTGCCCATTAAAGCGCCCAGTACCTGAGCATCTGCAGGACATGGGAAGACAAAACGCCCCTCGATGATGCCATCGGTGCATTTGAGGTAGGTGCAGTTGCCTTCCCAGATTCTGCCCTTCATCGTTTTAGCGGCGCTTCCTTCAGTTCAGACCGCAGCTTCAGCACTTTGCCGCCGGTTGATTCAGATTTGATCTCAAGCACTGGATCACCAGGCTGAGCGAGACGAACTACCTGCCCGCCTGATTGCGTGCTGATGGTGGCGCGTTTCTTCGCAACGCCTGTCACAGTGCCGAAGGTGCGAGCGCCTTGGTAAGTCCAGACGACACGCGAGCCAATGCCGATTGCCATTTACTTAACCTTCCGCTTGCGTGATTTTCCGGCTTTTGCGTACGCGATTGCTACCGCTTGCTTTGGTGGTTTTCCGGCTGCCATCTCCGTCCGTATGTTTTGCTGGATTACTTTTTTGCTCCTGCCCTTCTTCAACGGCATAACGCCAGTCCTCAACGGATGCCAGCAGTGTAGAACGATCAGCAGTAGCCCAGCCTTTGTCGGTATAAACCGCTGGCACCCACGCTTCACCCTGCAATGCTTCTACAGGATCAGAGAAAATGTGAAAGATGCCTTCATTGCAGAAGTGCCTAAGACTCGGCAGCTCCATACCGTCTCCTGAGTTGTTCCAAGGTTAGTTCGCTGCCATCATCGCGCACAAGTTTTGCCATGGCATCCTTCGGACCATATTTGTTAGCAAGCAAGTCGAAGTAGCGAACACGCTCTTTGCCTAGCACTTCAGCCTTGGTGGCAGCATCCTGCTTGGATAGCCACTGCCCGTATGACGTATCAGCAGGGACAGGACCATCCATGCTGGCACGCTTGCCAGGCTTCGGCGGATCAAAGCCAAGCGCCTCGTAGTCAATTACCGGCACCGTGGTTGATCTGCAGTTGAAATGCTGAGGCGGTGTTGGTCCTTTGCCGTATTCAAACTCACGTCCGTCTAACGCAGCACAGATCGAGGATGTTCGAGCATCAAGTGTGGCAACGTAGCGATAACGCGGGGTGATGTCCTGGTTGGCTTCGTAGACCTGTTGGCTGGCAGTGTTGGCGACTTGATTGACGCTGGTGCGAACTAGCGCCATTACTTGCTGATCCGTCGCCTTGGTTAATTCACCGCCACGCTGGGCTAGCTGTTTTACGCTGCCGCGCTGCCCTAGCTCAAGGTTGCCGATTAGGCGTTTTGCAATGGCTTGTGTGGTTTCACCTGTTAGCAAGCCATTTCGTACAACCTGCGCGAAACGCTCAGCTTGATCAGCAGCGATGCCGCGAAATGCTTTTTGAACAACGGCGCCATTTGGCAGCGTGATGGTTGCGCCTTTTGCAGCAGTCAGGTTGTAGGTTTGCGGTGCGCCCTGGACAGCAGCAAACAGATCATCGCTCAGGGTGACGACGTTGACCTGCGTTGGATCAGTAGTGACAACTGACTGTGCAAAGCTTGGACTGATTTCAACGGTATTAACTGCGCTTTTGGCACCAGCAGGCAGGACGCGGCGTAACTGATCCTCGACAAACTCAGACTGCAGCAAAGCTAAACCCTGCAGCTCAGTTGCCATAGTGTTAACGCTGGCATCAGACCAGGTGCCTAACGATTCTTTGAGCTGAGCGAGGATGGCGCGAAGTCTGGCAGCTTTAACTGGTGCAGCTAGCTCATCAATCGTGCGAAGCTGATTAACTGCATCAACGATGATGTCGTTGTAGCTGCTTACGATCTGCCTAGCGACGCTATTGCTGTAGCGGTTGAGGTCAATCGCGTTACGGTATAGAGCTGATGGGGTAGCCATTATTCAATGCCCAGATCCTGTGGTTGACAGGCAGTTTGCATGGTTACATCAGCGCCAGACTTTAATGCCTCTTTGATCAGCATGATGACGGCTTCCGGCGTTTCCTTTGTGCCGTTTTCTACGTTCATTTCCTCTACGGTGTATAGCCTGCCGTTGCGATACCAGCTCAGTCTGATGATGGCAAAGATGTGAGGTTGCATCTGCCCTTTAACGCAGACGAGATGTTGCCTGCGTGGTTTCTTGGCTTCCATAGCTAACCTCCATAGCCAGTTCATCATGCCGGGATTTGATCAGTAGGCGGAAGCTCTACAGATTGTTCTGGCATTTGTTCATTGACACGAGGCTCAGGTTGTGCCATCTCGATTAGACCGCCAGCTTGTGTTGCCTCGATCTCTTCTTCAATGTCAAACTCGTCGCCTAGCACTTCACCTTCGCTGAGCCTATCGAGCAGTGTTTTCTGTGTGATTGTGCCTGCGGTGTAGAGCTGAAGCAGCGCTTGGATGTCTGCAGGCTCAAGACGTGCGCCGAGGAAGTCGCGGTTAACGTAGCTGCTACCAACCTCGGTGATGTTGAGATACTGCGCGTGATAGGTCAGGCAGTTGTCGATTAGATCTTGCATGTTCTGCGCGATCACCATCATCGTGCTGTCGCCTTGACTGCGGTCAATGCGCTTAGCCTCTGCAGTTTCTGCCGATAGCTTTTGACCGAGCACAGCAGACAGACCTAGCTCATTGATCTGATAAGCGATCTGCTCCAGCCTGCGAAATTGCGATTCGAAGCTGTTACCAGACGGCTCGATGTATTCTGCTTTGCCTTCTGCTGGGAATGCGATTGCTTCACCAGGACCAGCGGATACTTCCTCTGCGCTAGAAGGGAAGCCAAAGAAGGCAAGCATCGGGACGGCACAGATGTGAAGCTGATTGTCCAGATCAGATTGCACTTGATAGGCTTTTAGGTTTAGCTCCGCGATGTCTTCCATCGGCGGGCGTGATTCAAAGAAGTTGACGCGGTTGGAGTAGGCAACGCTGAAGGGGATTTCGCTGAGCGTTGTGGTGCCGCTATCGAATACCTCGAAGTCGCCGGACTTTTCATCACGACGATGCAGTTCAAAACCACCAGGGGTTAGAACGCGTACCTGCTCAACTTCCTTTTCGCCGTAGAGCCCATCAGGCACGATCACCTTTTCTAGCAAACGAAGCTGGCTGAGTTGCTGCGCACCGTCTACCAATTCTGTGCGCCAACCGAGGATCTCACGCGGCGTATAGCTAACCCAATATGGTCGTCCATTTTCACCAGCAGCAGGAGCATCCACAAGCACACCAACGTGCCCGTAACGCACCATCTTTCGTGCGGTTTCATAAACCCAGACGTTGAGGTCGTTGCCTAGCAAGTCAACGTCAAATAGCTGTTCACGCACGATGTCAGATACATCGTTTAACCGGACAGGCTTGCGCGTCAACATGCCAGCCAGCATCCGTTCTAAGCGAACGTAATAGGGTGACAGAACACTGCGTGCGAGCCTGTTGTCGTAGCTTTCGTCCAGCTCGCGTGGTTCTTGAGGCAGGTAACGGCGATGCTTGCGACGCATCCCGTAGGTGCCAGACAGTAGATCTTCAATCAGGATCCAGTGCGGCTCCTGCGAATGCCACGCCGTATTCGGATCACTGACCTTAGTGACAGTCTTTGTCGCCAAAGGGCGGTCATAGAACGAATAGCCCGTGTACATCTTTGGCGCCTAGTTGTTCACAGTTTAAGCCGCAGGTGTGGCGTTAACCAACCTGCGGCAATAACCGGAACTCACCTGATGGCACCTAGCCCAGCCGCGACGTAGCTTGCCGCGCCTCACCTTGCCACAACTACTCCCGAGAGAGCAGCAGAGGGGGATAAACCCCCAGTGCTGCCGTCTGCAGCCCATGCCTCGCCGTAGCCAAGCGCATCCCACCTAAGCAAAATCGACAAGACCTGTCCGTAGCTCACCACATCTAACCTGAGCCCGCCATGCCAGAACTGGATTAAAAGAACCCAGCAGAGGGGGCAGAGCCCCCAGTGCTGAGATCATCAGCTCAAACCATGCCTTGCCAAACCTCGCCCGACCTAAAAACACTGAACCGTAGCTCGCCAATCCACTGCCGACCAGATCTGCCCAAAGAAGGCAGCAGAGAGGGCTTTCGCCCTCAGTGCTGACATCTCAGCCCATACTTAACCGTAGCGAAAACGACCCAAGCGAACCATGATCTACCTCATCCAATCCTGGCATAACAAACAGCAAACTAGCCAACCAAATCTGGACTTACACCACTTGGATGCCAGCAGTAAAGCGTCCGTGTTTAGGACGCCAATCACCAATGCCAACGAGCTTACCAGCATCAACAGCGATCTCTTCGATGTCGCGTAGATTCAACACGTCAGGATCAAACTGGGCTGTTGCTAGCAAGCTCCAGTTACGGAACATTGGACGGGTTCGCATGACCTTAGCCATGCCAACCTTGACGCCAACTGTGTGAGTGTATTCACCAGTGACAAACATTTCGCTTAGTGTGTCGTCATTGATCTCTGCTGGCTTGCCAGGGAAATCAAGCGGTGCGTGCTCAGTGAAGAACAGTCCGCATTTAGCTTGCGGTCCCCGCTTTGACTTCTTTGCGCCATTGATGAAAACCGCCTCTAGTACATAGTCGGGAATGACGATCTCATCGCGAAAACGGTAGAGACCAGCCAGCCATTCAAGGCGTGCTAGCTCGTCAAAGTCAGCATCAGTTTTCTTACGTTTGCTGCTGACCGCTTTCATTGCCTTGGCGTAGGTATTTCGAGGATCTGCTGTTTGCCCGTTGTGGCACAGCAATGGGCTCTCGCCCGAAATTGTGATCTGGATCGTAGTGAGGTTGGACACGTTGAATTTGAGACGGAACAGATAAAGAAGGCGCAGCAATGCCTGAGTCGGTGACTTGCTTTTTAGGGTCTAACTTGAAGCGCTGTTGCCGGACTGAATTGGTAATGCCGTCGTGGCAAAGAGAGCAAAGGGTCAAAAGATCTGAGAGTTGCTCGTTGCCGAACGATGGGTAACGGTAGTCAGGCGGACCAGCGTTCTTGTGATGAACCTGTAGAGCAGGCCAACCAAGATCTGCCAGTTGAGAAGCAGTGATGCCGCATCCTTGGCAGGTGTGGTTGTCGTGATCAAGGCGCTGCTTGCGTTTGCGTTGCCAGGCTGCTGATTGGTAGTAAGCCTCCATTTGCGGTAGGGTGTCGGCAGACCGGAGTCGGTCCTACTCAGACTATACCACGATCAGAGCATGGCGCAAGGCGTACGGGTTCAGCTGGTGCTGCCACAAGCGGTAGCAGAGCAGCTCAAAGCAAAAGCCAAGGCGGAGGGTCGTACCGTCTCAAGCCTTGGCTCGTTCATTATTGAGGCTGCGCTAAGGCAGCCATCTAGCTGATCAAACAGCTACAGCGACATCAGCAGAGGCAGCCTGCAGCGTGACAGACTTTCGACCAATCTTGATCTCAAACTCGTCACCAGGCTTGAAGCCCATCTCCTGAACGTAACCTTCACCGATCTGCAGCTTGCCGTTGAACTGCACCTTGGTCTTGTAGGTCAAGGCGCGACCGCGCTTGCTGTTGGACTTCATTTCAAAGCCCTTGGCTTCCAGCAGTGCTTCGTAAAAGGCGGTGTAGCAGAGCTTGCCATTTTTGTCGGTGTAGCCACACTCGCGGACAAGATCTGATTTGTTGAGATCTTTAAGCTCTTTGACCTTGGCGAGTAGTTCTGAACCCTTGAGCATGAGTAGGGGTAAAGCGGACCCGGTAAAGATAGCACTAATACAGGCGGATGCCAGTAGACCTGCCAGCACCCATGTGCAGCGGATTGAACTCACGCCAGATCAGGTAGCCCAAGGCATCATTCATGTGGTCATGCCCTGAATCCTTGTCAGGGTCGCCCTTCTCGGTGTAGCACTGCAGCTCCAGGCATTCGATCATCCGCTTACAGGTTGCGCTGATCTGCAGCCTGACCTGTCCCTTGCCATTTTCGAGTAGCGCCTGCACGGCAGAAACCCTGTCCCTGACTGGTGGGTTGGCGCGTGGTGACTGGTTTGCCATGCCGTACGACTCAAGGATTTGGATGTCGGTTTGGCTGGCGTTGGTACTGCGGTTACCACCGGAGGCGTCAGGGTAGACGTAGATCTGCCGGTTGGGGTAACGCGCTTTGATTTGCTGCGCCAGGCTGTCAGTGTCGTGAGCACCGCTTACCTCGTCGATCACGAGCAGCGTGTTGTTTAGCTTCACGCCGATGACAGCGGACATATTGCCGACGTTGAAGTCAACGCCAATCCGTAGCGGTTCGCGCTCAGTGTCTGGCAGCGTGCTGATGACGTGCTTGGTGCGGTCAAATCTGTCGTAGACCGTGCCGGTGGTGAGGTTGACGAACTCACCGTCTAGGTAAGCCTTGAGCAGTGTTGGATCGTAGTTTGCTTCAAGACGCTCGATAAAGTCTGGCGGCAGGTGCGGGTTATCGACCGACCGCATTTTGATTAGCTTGCGATCCTGCCTTGTTTGTGCGTCTTCACTGCCGAAGGTGGTCCACATCCAGCGGAAACCTTCAGGCGTTGATGCTGCGCCGAATTGACGGACGTTGCCGGAGCGCAAGCGCCCGAGGATTTTGGGAAATGCTTTGTTTGCGATGGCAGGTGTCACGGTGTCGATCTCGTCTGCCAGTACCCAGGCAAGGTTCAGACCGATGATGCGTGACCAGTTCTCAAAGCTACGGCACAGGATCTTGGTGTCACCACCTGGTAGGTGGAGCATGTATTCCGGCAGCGGAGAAGCGCGGAAGGTGTATGGGATGTCGTAGTGCTCTAGAAAATCCTCAAAGTCGTTTTGCCAAATGTCGCGGATCAGGGGTCCGGTTGGTTCCATGACGCAACCGATGAAACCTTGATTAGCGGCAGCGAGAGTGACAGCCTTCGCGGCTAACGCTCTGGTTTTGCCTGCGCCGTAACCTGCGCTGATACCGATGATTTGAGTTTGATCGTCGGTGACAAAAGCTAGCTGTCCAGGGTGAAGGTCAGCATGGATACGCTGCAGAAGATGATCGGTGTCTACTAGCTCACCGAAATGGTTGAGCTGTTGTAGGACGTGACCTTCAGGAGCTGCAGCGAGGATGCTCACGAGC